TTCATCGCAGCGGTCATCGATCTGGTTTGAGCCATTTTAGAAAAGAATTAATCGATAAGAACTATATTAATCCTTCTTTCAAGGGCTGCATAAGTATCGGCATCTAAATCTGGATACCAGAACTTTGGGTGGAGGTTGCTTGTGAACCAGATTCGACAGGCTGCAAGTGGTTTGGATGACCCTTTAACTTCAACTCGGACAGGATAACGATCTGTCCATCGCAGAATGTGCGAGATGTCGATTGCACCACGAAATTCATCCACGATAACGTTCTCTTCAGCTTTGTAGCCACACCAGAACTTGGAACGAGGATCCTTAAAGTAGCATCCAAGTCCTGCCTCTGCAAAGGCCCGACGGGACTTTCCTGTACCGGTGGGTCCATAATAAACCTGAACGTGCTTCTCGATTCCAACAGGTTCCGAAAAATCTGCTGCAATAGACCGTAACGCCCCGTAATATCGAATAAATATATCCGACGGGATCTCCGATAGCTTGTTTGCGATTGCGGCCGCGCGGACAGCGTCCCAATCAGTAACCGAATTGCGCTGGAAAGACTTGGTGCCAAATTGGAACGGTTCTCCAATCCTAGTCTCCGGTTTGTTGCAATAGTCTGCTGCTGCAGTGGATCGAGTGCGCTCGTAATGTCCTGTTCCAGGCAGGATTCTTCGAAGCTTGGAAAGAGAGATCTTTTGGGCGAAGGAGACCACGAACTGCCAATGTTCGAATCCTCCTTCACCCCGTTCCAATTGTCCAGAACACCAAATTGAGGACTCGGGGAGACAGGGCTCCCAATTTGCTCTTGGGACAGTAGCAATCCAGTAGCGGGCCTGAAGGCAGGGCATTTCATTTATGATAAGAATTTTCACTGCATTTTATACCCTAGGTCTGTGCGTGGGGATCCGGGCCATAGAATGTTCTAGAATGTTCTACGCATTGACGGGAGCCGGGAGCCGTCGCATAAGTAAGTAATACTAATGGATCCTGGGATCCATGGTGCTTACTTATGCTTTACGGCTTGCCGGCTCTGTTAATAGCCGCCACTTAGACTCGCTTCGCTCCCTAACCTACGCTTCGCTTCGGAGCGTGGCTATTTACGTTTTAATATGTTTTCATCTTCACTTTGCCGTGGAAAGCTCTTTGCTGTGAAAAGCAGTTTTATTAAAGTTCCTCGATATTGACCACTGCATCTTCGTCATTGATCAATTGTTTGGCATCGGTGGTGTTGTTAACCTGGATAGATATCCCGGTACGATTAACAATACGCTCGCTAATGGGAAGGTTACCAATTTTGACAACATAATTGTGCAACACTCCAATCTTAGCAGCAGCATATGATACCTCCGTAGCATCCGTCAATGAGTTTGGAGTAATACCAACCAACCCAGCCCGCACAGTAATCATTGGAATAACAGTGGTATGTTTAATAAATGTCGCTGTCTTCTCATCGATCTCATTCTTGCTAATACATTTGTTCATGATAAACGTAGCAGAAATATTTTTTTGATCTCCTGGCTGCAACAAAAAGGTAAATGACTTCAACAAAGACCATGTCTTGTTGAAATCCCTGAATGATATAGGAGAGAGTCCAACATCATTAATGTTCACCCCGCCCTCACCATAATCAGGCGTTGCAAGAGTGTCAGCCAATGTACCGTTATTGGTTCCTGAATTCTCTGCCACAATTGCTTCATTCCAAGTATTGATTGGAGTTGGATTGTAATCGGTTTTTGGCGTCAAATATCTCACAGTGACAATTTGAGGTGAATTAACCATTCCCAAAATATTCAATTCACTATGCACAGTACCAATGTACAAATCAACATTTCCGCGCTCCACAGATGGGGGATACAAGTAAGAACCAGTACTTAATTGATTGGCAGTAATCTCCCAAGGATCTGAGCCCCATCTGTAACGATCAAATCGAGAAGTGTTCACCTCTCCCACAAGATTTTGTCTAGTCAAGAAGATGTCGGCGAAATCAGTAACTTGCCGACCTTGTTCACTCTCAAAAACATGCTGATTGATCTGTCGATAAGAATTATATGTCTTTGGGTTGCGCTTTGACTGAGCCCCAACAACAACACTACCCAAATGCTGAACAGACAAATCGTTATGAGATGATTTGGGCATTGAGGTAGTCTTCTTCTTCTTGGTTTTGGTACCAGTGTACGAAACACCTTTCTTGTAGGCAACTTTACGACTAACGTAACTACCCGCTTGCTGGGCCAAAGCCAAGCCGGCTGCTGTACCAACCGTTTGGGCACCTGTCCGAAGCAGATGGGCACGTCTGAGCGCTGCCTTAGCTTTTCGTACAGCTAATCGCTTCATCGCAGCGGTCATCGATCTGGTTTGAGCCATTTTAGAAAAGAATTAATCGATAAGAACTATATTAATCCTTCTTTCAAGGGCTGCATAAG